GTATTGATTACACGGTTGCTATTCAGCTTTTCCATCATTCTATGGAGCGCAACTCCGAGGATGCCATGAACAACCTTGACTATGTAATAGATAGCCTCAAAACCGTTCTGCGTTCGGATCACCAATTCGGTGACCCTTCGGGCTATCTTGTCTGGCAAGGCGCAGAGCCAGTTATCAGCGCGACCTACGGTGAGCCAATGTCTAACGATGGAACTTCCACAGAGACTTGGGCGATTATCCGCTTTGATGTTACCCAAATGATTCAAGCATAAGGAGAGAAATGGCAACCTTCACATATAACGGAACACATGAAGTCGTGTTTCCGTCAATCGCCGTCACGGTTAAGCCCGGCGACTCATTCGAAGCGCCCGATGATTTTAAGGCTCACAATGTCACACCCGCAAAAAAATCCAAGCCAGCCCCAACAGTAGGAGATGAATAAATGACAACGCTCGCACAACCATCCGTCAAAAGTTACCTTGGGGTTGCTCTAGAGACAACCAAGGGAACTGCGGTCACCGCTACTAACTTTGTACCTATTACCCTTAACTCATTCAAGCCAGTTGATGTCATTGCGCCTTTGTATGACACAGGTATTCGTGGCTCAATGGTTGAGAACTACCAGTATGTTCAGGGTCGCCGTAACACGACCGTTGACTTTGGTGGCCCAGTATTCGCTGACACCGTTGGCTTCTGGATTGCTGGCGTTCTTGGCGATGTAGCTACAACAGGCTCAAGCGCCCCTTACACCCATGTTATTGCTCTGAAGAACGCAGTCGGTGGATCAGGAGACGCACAACCTAAGTCTTTGACCATTACCGATTTCTATTCGGCAAACACCCGTCAATATCCCGGCGTTCAGATTACCGATTTCGGTTTAACTTATAGCGCTGACGGAATGTTGGAATACACCGCTAAGGCTATGGGCTTCCCATCAACAACCACTAGCGCACCAACACCTTCATTCACCACCGTCTTGCCTACTCAGGTATGGACAGGAACAGTAACCATCGGCGGAACAACCGTTGGATATGTTCGCACAGGCACATTGGACTTGTCGCGTAAGGCAGAAGCTATTTGGGGCGTTGCAAACACCCAGTCTCCTTATCAAGTATTCGTTGGCTCATTAACCGCCAAGGGCAAGGTCACCTTCGTCATGCAAGACGACACAGAACTTACTCGTTACCTCACCAATACCCAACCTGCTCTTACCTTCAACTTTTCAACTGGCTCAGGTTCAACTGCAACTCAGGTTCAGTTCACCTTGTCAAAGGGTGCTTACAACACCGGAGAAATTGACCGCACCGCCGACTATGTTCAGGTGACGGTTGATATTGAAGGTCTTGGAAATACCACCGATGTCGGTGCAACTAGCGGATACTCTCCTGTTAAGTTCACCCTGCAAAACGCATTTACTAGCGGCACATACCAGTAAACGCGTAAACTAGATGTCTGTCGGGCAGCCGCCTTCCCTGCCCGCCAGACCCTAATTCGTGAAGGCAAAGCTGGAAGGAAACCATGTCTAAAGCAATTACACTCCCATCGGGCGCAACCGTTACTTTGCGCGATCCAAAATCTTTGCGTCAAAAAGACCGCACGAAGGTTTATCAAGCCGCAAGCAACGCCGAAGGTATTATGCAAGGCGTATCCATGATTGACGGTCTTATCGGCGTTCTTGTCGAGTCATGGTCATTTGACCTAATCATCCCTTCTGTTCACCTTGCCTCTCTTGGCGAATTAGAAATTCCTGATTATGACGCTCTCGCCGAAGAAGCAAGCAAGGCTCAAAACATTATCTTTGGTACTGGCTTTCAGGCAACACCAGAAAACGAATCGAACCCCGATAGCCCTTTAGACAAATCCAACGCTTAGTTTGGGCGGTCAATAACCCTACAAGCCAGCGTTCAAATCAGGTATATCCTGATGATGAGTTTCTGTATTACCTCTGCGCTAAAGAGTTCGGCTGGACTATCGAGGAAACCGATAACCAGCCAGCGCACTTCCTTGATTGGGTAGTGAACTTTCACAAAGCCATTAAAGAGGTTAATAGTGATAAAGAGTAATATCAGCCAAGTCAAGAAGTTTATTGACAAAGCCGAAACCAATTTAGATTCAGGCGCTCGCGCTGCGCGTGATGAAATGATGGCTACCTTTATCCAGCTCGCTCAAAAGGAAATCAAAGGCGACCGTAAAGCGGTGGGTTATCCAGCAACACCGGGTCAACCACCTATGAATGTGACAGGCAACTTGCGCCGATCCATTCGCGGCGAAAAGGGTCAGATTGGCTTTGGTACTTATACCGCCGTTGTCGGCCCAACCGTAGGCGTGTATGCCCGCGCTCTTGAAATGGGTGGCAAGTACGCACCGCCTTCATGGAAAAATCAACAAAGCTATCCTTACATGAAACCTGCGTATGAAAAGTTTAAAAAAGTATTTATGACCATTGTTCACAAGCATCTAGGATAGGAAGGAATAACGATGGCAGATTTTATTCCACCAGTAATCCTTGAAGTCACCGCAAAGGTTACAGGCGCTATTACAGGCTTGCGTTCGGTCAATGCTGAAATGGACAAGCTAGAAGCCAAGGGGGCTTTAGCCTCTGGCTCAATGGCAAAGTTTGAAACCGCTTCTAAAATGGCGGGTACTGCGCTTCTTGGTTTGGGTGGAGCATTTGGTGTCTTTGCCGCCGCGAGCATTAAGCAACTTGATAGCTTTGAAAAAGCACAATCTAACTTAGAAACTGCCATTACTAATACAGGTGTCAGTTTTAAGGATGCGCAACCTATCATCCAGCAACACGCTGACGCAATGATGAACCTTGGCTTTACCTATAACGACACCTATGCCGCTCTTGCCACCATGACTGCCGCTAGTGGTAGCCCGGCAATAGCGTTAAAAACACTTGGAGCTGCCGCCGATCTAGCTCGCTTTAAGCAGATTTCACTTGCACAAGCTGGCACACTTCTTGCCCGCGCCGCAATAGGTCAGGCTAAGGGCTTGGGCGATTTGGGTATTGCTATTAAGAAGACAATTCCTCAAGGCGCTTCACTAGCTCAAATCTTACAAGCCGTTGAAATGCGCGCTGGAAATGCTGCGTATAATTTTTCTAAAACTTTGGCGGGTAGCCTCTTAGTTGCTCAAGCCAATTTTCAGAAATTGGAAATTGAAGTTGGTACTGCTCTTGTTCCTAAACTTATCTCATTGTCTCAATGGATAGTTGGTACTGGTATTCCTAAATTGCGTTCATTTTTTGAGCTTGTTAGAAACAACAAGGGTTTGTTTGAAGGCTTGGCTGCCGCCCTTGCGGTTATTTGGGCAGTACCTAAAGTTGCGGGATTTGTTAGCGCAATCGGAACTATGATCAAAGCCTATCAAGCCCTTAGAGATTCTGCGCTTGTAGCTGCTGCCGCCGAAGCATGGGCAACAGGTGGTATCAACATTGCTGCTGGTACTGCCGCTATTGCGGGTGTCGCCGCCATTTACGGCGGAATTAAATTAAACGACCTTCTTAAAGGCAAAAATCCAGTTACGGCTACATCTGGGCCTGCTGCTACACCTTGGTCTGCTGCTACTGCCCCTCAATTTGGTGGCACGAAGTTTTATGCTGGAACTTCCATGTCTGACGCTAACCCAAATCTTAAAGGTCGCCCTTATTCCGTTTTGCCATCTACCACTAAAACCACAGGCACTAAAACTTCAATTGTAAAAAACAAACGAGGTACAATGAGCAATGTGACTGTTAATGTTAATGGCGCACAAAATCCAACTGCTACTGGTCACGCGGTTGTCAAAGCGATTAAGACGGGAACAAGATAATGGCAACCCCTTCATCGGCTTATCAGTTTGCCTTTAACGGATTCTTATTTGGCGCTGGTACGCCTTATGTAGTGGAAAACATTGACGGTCTTGCCGACCTTCCCGCCATTCGCGTTCAAGATGACAACCGAGGCTACATTGACGGATCGTGGTCGGGTCGGGATTTCTTGGATTCTCGTACCGTAACCTTTGATTTTATTATCACCGGAGACGGAACGCACAACGCGCAGTATTATTACAAGCAACTGCAATCTAATCTGACCTACCAGCAGTTAGGTAACTACCCATCCACCATTACCTCTAGCGCCTATCAGCTTGGACTTTTTCAGTTCTATTTGACTTCTGCTACAGGCTTGCAACGGATGTACGGTCGCGTTCGCGCTATTAAGACCACGATTGACCCAGATTTTTCCTTTGGCTTTATCGCCACCCAAGTAGAGTTTTATTTCCCCGATCCTCGTTACTATGACGATACGGCAACGGTAACTTCTGGCACATCGGTTACGGTTAATAACACAGGTTGGGCGACCACTTGCCCCACAATTTACATTGCCACACCGCCAGCCTCAACCTTCTCCATTACTGACGGCTTTAGCAATTATATGTATTTCTCTAATGTCAATACATCGCAAAGCATCACGATAGATTTACTTGCCCGCTCTATCTATCAGAACTCCACCTATGCTCGTCAGATTTTGACTGTTGCCTCTAGCTGGCTCAGCCAACCCGGTAACACTTCATCTACTTGGTCAATGAGTTCAGGTTCAATGCAAGTAACCTATCGGAACGCTTATGTCTAATTATCGTTATTTTATTACTCAGCTCTATCAGAGCGGAATTAACGCAAACCCTATTGTTGCTGAAATTCCTTTTACCAATGTGAACTTTACCCAAGAGGTAAATAACAACGGTACTTTTACTGGCGAGGTATTGCTCTCTGGCTTGTCGCAGGGAGCGTATGGCGTGACGGCGAATGTTGTTGCCAACACCATCCCCGGACAGTTTGCGCTTTATGTGGACTTTAATGGATCGCCTGTATGGGGCGGTGTTATCTGGAATCGTGAATATAGCTCTGATACGCAAATTTTGACTATTACAGGTCAAGAAATGATGTCGTACTTTAACCGCCGAGTCATTTACAATACTTCTGGTGGCGCGAGCGGTAGCACCGTTTTCACCAATCAAGACCCTTGCTACATCGCCAATCAGCTTATCACTCAAGCCCAAACTGCAACCTATGGTTATATTGGTGTAGCTACAAACACCACGACATCGGGCTACTCGGTCAGCCGCACCTATTACAACTTCGAATTAAAAACTGTCTATCAAGCCATTAAGGATTTATCTACTGGTTTGGATGCGGGAACGCAAACCCCATTTTTTGATTTCCGCATTGTTCCTAGCTACGCAAGTGGCACAGGTGTCAGCGCCATTACTAACACCTTTACTATGGGCGTTCCTTATCTTGGCAACGGATCATATAACGCGGCTACTTCTAGCGCCCATGTCTTTGACTTTCCCGGCAACATTGTTTCTTACACTTATCCCGAAGATGGCACAACAACCGCTAACACGGTGTACGGCTTAGGCTACGGCGCAAACACAAGCAAGCTCATTGCCACCGCCGTTGATTCATCCAAGCTTGGCACATGGCCTTTGCTGGAATCCTCAGCCAGCTTTATTGACATCAACGACCCCACGCTTCTCAAAGCCGTTACCCTTGGTCAAGTGAACGCTTTGTCCTACCCACCAACAACGGTTCAGGTTGTCATTCCGTCTTATGTTGATCCGCAATTTAATACTTACAAACTAGGCGACTTCGTGCGCTTATCTATTAACGATGATTTCTTCCCATCTAGCACAGGTGGCGTTGCGGCTAACGAGGTCTATCGTATTGTTGCCATGAGCGTATCGCCCGGCGAAAATGCTCCAGACCGCGTGACTTTAACCCTAACCCTTCCCCTTGCTACAACAGGAACGGTGAGCTAAATGGCGTATGCAAATCTGACTCCTAACCTGCAAGATATGTTTAACCAAATCAATGATCGCCTTCGCAAGCTAGAAAGTGGCCCAAACTCGGCGCAATATTCTGCCGACTCAGCGCAATCAACGGCTAATACGGCTCAATCCCAAGCCACAACCGCGCTTGCTAACGCTGCCAGCGCATACACCGCAGCTATCGGTTCTCTGCAACCAAGCGCATCAACAATCGTTAATGCCAGCAATCAGATGACGGCAATTTCCGCAAACGGCATTACTGTTTACTCTGGTTCGTCATCATCAAGCGGCGCTCGCGTAGTAATGAACTCTGCTGGTATTGCAGGATATAACTCAAGCAACTCTGCCACTTTTGCAATCAATGCATCAACAGGCGCGGCTAGTTTTTCTGGCTCAATTACAGGTTCGGCAATTACTGGTAGCAGTCTTAATATCGGTGGCAATTTTTATGTTGATGGATCAACTGGTTATTTAACTTGTACCGGAGCAAGCGTTACTGGAAGTTTATATTCAAGTAATGGAACTATTGGCGGCTTTAATCTTAGCTCTTATAGCTTGTCTAACGCTAGTGGCACAATTCAACTTCTTTCAAACGGCAATGGGCAAATTTCTCTTGCAGGCGAAATATTTGCAGGAAGCGTAAATATTGGCGGTCAAAATCCACCAACGAGCGGTTTGGGCGTTTATGGCGCTTCAACATTTGGTGGTTATATTTACAATACTGGATACGCCACAACTACATCATCGGCTAATGCCTACATCAACTCATCAACAGGCTTACTTGCTCGTTCCTCATCCTCATTGCGTTACAAGCTAGATGTAGAGCCTCAAGTTATTCCGGTTCAATCCATTCTGCAATTACAACCCAAGTCATTTATTGACAAGGCTTCTGCCGATGCACAAGACGGAAAGACCGATGGATTACCCCGCATCCTTGGTCTTATTGCTGAAGAAATTGCACAAATTCCCGTTCTTGCCGATTTACTTATGAATAAAAACGAACAAGGCGAACCTGATTCGGTAAACTATGATCGTGTTGCAGTAGCATTGCTTCCTCTCCTACAAGACCACGAAGCACGATTGGCAAAGTTAGAAGGCAAATAATGGCTGAAATAGATATAGAAAATGTGCTGAAAGGTATGCGCGAAGTCATTGGGAATCTTGCTCAAGAAAACGCAATTCTTAAAGCATCGTTGGAAGCGGCACTTACGCCAACACCAACGACCACCGCAGTACCCGAGCGACCAGATGTGACTGGCCCGCAAGGAATCCAACCATCTAACCCATAACCCGAAAGGGCGCAAATGAACGCCACGCAATTAGCTAACGCCGCAAACTGGGCGCAGGTACTCTGGGCAAGCGGAGCCGCACTCGCAACAATCGCCGCGATAGGAAAGGTTTTCTTTTCGATTAAGCACAAGCTAGACAACATCGAAGCTCATACTTACAAGCGCAACGGTGGATCATCTATGGCAGATGCCCTACACAGGTTAGAGGTAGCGGTTGCGGAGAACACTAAATTGACACAAAGAATTTCCCGCGAGTTGGCAAAACTAGAGGGGCGTTTCGAGAACCACATCGAAGAAGGTTTATGATGCGCGTGAGAAACCGCAGGAAACTGAGGATTCTCTTTCGAGCGTGGTTTGAGTCGTTTCTTACATTCGAACTTGTCTTACACTTTAAAGACCTCATTAAAAAAGATGTTCTTGTTCAGGCTGGCTTAGCCGCTTTGTTCCCTATCCTGTATCGGTGGGTTAATCCTAACGACAAATTCCCCAACGGAGACTAATGTTTAAGAAAAAATACATCCATGAAACTACTGGCGATGTTCTCACCTTCTCCGAACTTATTAGCTGGAAAGTTCAAGGAATTATCCGTAACTGGTTCTTTGTCATTGGCTGGACTGTTATTACCGTTGTCTGGTGGATTCGCCCGCATTGGTTTGGCGATGATTCCTCTTATGTGAAGTGGATGAACCTCGCCTCATGGCTTGCTGTCACCGTTGAATTGATTATCGGTATCGCCATGATTGGGCAGACTAAGCGCGATGCGCAAATCATTCGCCACATTCTCAAGCTAGAAAAGCAAGAAATCGAACACCTGCAAGACCTACTCGAAGGCAAAGATGACTGACGCTCACTCGCAAAAGCTCACTTTGCACCTAGCGACCAATGTACCGGAACATTCGCCGCGCGAGTCTGATCCGCACTACCACTTATTCAACCAAGCCAAGGAGCGCATCAAGCGCCAAGGGTTATGGAAGTGCATAGTTGCCGATGACCTGTGTTCGGGTGAGCCCGAGCTTCACCATTCGACCATTGAGTTTTCTCAGATTGAAAGCACAGACCCCGCCAAGATAGAACAGGCGTTTGGGTTACATTTTGCCAATGATGACGATTTTCAGGCATGGATTGAATCGCCGGGCAATCTAGAAGTTCTGTGCGTAGCTCACCACCGCACACGGTTCGGAATACATGACATCCCCGCGCCCCTCTGGGATGCGCTAAGATTCAGAAAGGCTGGTTCTCTGCCAGCCGCCGAACACATCTCAGGAGATCAATAATGGCAAAGTTTAGTTATCATGTAACCGCTAAGGAAAAGGCACTTGCCGAACATTATGTTTATGGCATCTTGGCTGCTGGTCTTGCTGCTCACCAGCTTGCACCACACGATTCACTCAAGCAACTTGCAATCAAGGCGCTTGTAGCTGGTCTTGTTGCTCCAATCCTTGCGCGTGTAAATCCTAAGTCGCTTGTCAATCAGATTGACGCGGCAACAGGCGCACCTTCAACTCTGACCGCACCAGTTGTTAACGCGGTTATCGCTGACGCAACTAAGTTGGTTCAAGCAGACGCAACAAAGTAATTAACCCGACATAGCCCCTAGCCTTCGGGTTGGGGGCTATTTCTATTGAGAGGCAGAGATGGCAACCGCACAAGATGTTCTGAATGTCGCCAGAAGTCAGATTGGCTTTCACGCTGGCGCGCAAGATGAAAACCCTTATGGCATTTGGTACGGCATCAAGAACGCGCCGTATTGCGCAATGGGTGTCTCATGGTGCTTTGCCCAAGTCGGTCTGTCTAATCTCATTGCCGCGCAAACCCCTAAAGGATTCTCCTACAACCCTGCCGCGCTTCCATGGTTTCAGCGCCAAGGTCTAGTCGTCAATAAATACCAAGGGCAACCCGGCGACCTAGCCTTTTGGGATTGGAACTCAGACGGCGTAGTGGATCATGTTGAGATTATCGAAAACGCCTCGCCTGACGGATTGACAACCATCGGATTTAACACAGGCAATCCCAATGACTCCATTCATGAGAGCGGATGCTTTCGAGTTCACCGACCTTATTTCTATCTCGCCGCGATTGTCCGACCCAAGTACCCAGTAGCCCTAAAACCCGTTTCTAAGGGCGTTACAAGCAAGAAAGCGACTGCTGCGGTAGCGGGTACAGGAACGGCGGTTGCGGGCGTTACAGGGGCCGTACATAGCGGATTAATGACTACTACGCCAACCGCTACAACCAAAGCCACAACAGTATTCGTTGCCCCGCCATTTCCCACTAGCGCGACTGCTTTTAACCTCGGTCAACAGAACGATGCCGTGATGACGGTGGAGAAGGCTTTACTCAAAGCTGGACTGCTTCCCGCTCAATATGTCACAGGGATTATGAATACCCAGACCGAACAGGCTTTAGTGAAATATGAAGGAAAGGAAGGCATCAAAGTTACAGGCGCGCTCCCACAGATAATCTATGATCAGCTCAAGGGTTCGCTATGAAGCATTTTAAGTTTCATATATTTGATGCCAAGCAACTAGCAATCGCCATGACTGGCGCATTTAGCACATGGGCGGCGACAGGCTTTCAACACGACCTGCCCCACCTTGGCTACATCCTCATTGGCTTTGTGACTGGTGGATTAGTCTCGCATAACGCCGAAGCAAATCCCAATGTTACCCCGACATCCCACATTCAGACCCCATACCTCGCCAACATTGAAGATAATAATTCGGGAGCTCCCGAGCCAGTTCCTTCCTACCAACCCGAAGGCACAGATGTAAAGAAGGTCATACAAATCAATAGCGGTATCGTTCACTAGACACGCCCCTTTCAATACCGACAAGCCCCTGCTTGTTCGTGTAGTCTCTACCCTAACTCTAGGGAGGCTATATGGATGAGCAGGGGCTTCTTTCTGCTATTGAAGAACTAATGAATAGTCCAGTCGTTACAGGATTTCCTTGTAGCGTGGGCGAGTTCTTAAAAAAGCTGAGCGATGAAAGCAAAGAAAAATTTAACAAGCTATTAGATACGCCGAAATATGGGGTGGCAAGTATTCATAACATTGTCATTAACAAAGGTTACGAAGTATCTAAAGCATCGTTGTATAAACATCGCCGCAAAGACTGTCGGTGCTTTCAATGAGCATAGAAAACGATTTAGACAAAGCTCTTAAAGACCTTGACCCAGAGATTGTGGAACTGCGCAAGGCTTTGAATAACACTCAGAAGCAATTAGCCAAAGCCAAGATTCGCAATGATGAACTGGTGGTAGCTACTTTGCGTGGAGCGTATGAAGCAATGCTGGCATTGGGCAAAGTACCGCTAGTAGCCGCACCAAAGAAAGATATTCGTAAGGCAAATCCTGAAGTGGCACTTGTTCACTCAACTGACTGGCAGGGCGCAAAGGTTACGACTTCGTACAACTCGGAGATTATGCGCAAGCGCGTCTTACAGTTCGCCGACAAAATCGTTCACCTGACAAACCTGCAACGCGAGCATCATCCTGTTCGGGAGTGCGTAGTGATGTTTGGTGGCGACATGGTTGAGGGCTTGTTCAACTACCCGGCGCAACTCTGGCAGATTGACGCATCACTCTTTGGACAATTCACACAAGTCTCTCGGCTCTGCGTGGACTTCGTTCGGGTTATGCTCGCCAACTTTGACAAGGTAACTGTTGTTGCTGAGTGGGGTAATCACGGTCGTATTGGTGGCAAACGCGCCGAAGTTCCTAAGAGCGAC